CTGACTGTTTACCAAGGCTTCATCAATGACAATTTTCTGTTTTTCCACCTCATCAATGCGGCTCGGAAACTCTTTGCGAATATCAAGCAATCCTTTAGTGCCATTCCTTCCGCGTCTGCCGTTTAACATGGTGTTGAATTTTGACTTTAATTCATCAACACTGCCATCATCCAGCAGTGGAAGAAGAGGGGAGAACTCCGGAAAACGTTCACAAACCTCTGCATTGGAACACGTTCCAAAGGTGGATTCCAAGATTGATCTGCAGTCGGCGGCACTTTTTGACAAGAGCGTTTTAGCGTTGATCAAGTTTGAAAGTTCGCTCACAGGAACCAATTTTTCTGCAATAAATTCTTCATAGTCGCACTTCTTTTTAGGGATATTATTGATATAATAGTCAATAACATTACCTATGAAGTCACCTTTTTTATTGTAGTTCTGACGAGAGACCTTTTTAAATGTCTTGCTGGAACCGTTAAGTTCTACGGTCATCTCGACTGTAACCTCAATATCGTTAATCTCGTTACCTGATTTATCGTGTGGCCTGATTCCAGTAATTTCTTCGCCGTTCTCACCCCTGCAATTCAGTACCCAAAAAATAGCTCTCTTAACTGTGCTTTTTCCAGATTCATTACATCCAGATACCTCTGTCTTATTGTATAGATCTGTGTCTACAGCTTTTCCATTGTAAAAGCTGCAAAAATTATCTAACTTCAAATGCTTAATTCTCATCGTTTTCCCCTCTTTCCTTCGTCATCGGTTTCATTTGCGCTTGATGCAGCACACAAAGCAACTGCAAGCACACCAGTAACTCCACCAAACAATAGTCCTGCTATTAAACCAATTAAAAAATCCATACTATTCATCCTTTCCACTTACAGAATCTATCTCAAATGAGAATCCAGTTCTATCTTCGAGTTCTTTCATAAAACGTTCAATGTCTCCATTGTACTCTTTTGAGAATTTGTCAACATAGTCCATTGTTTTCTGTATTCGTTTGGCGATTGCCTCAGCCTTCCAATTAGGACAAGTATCTGCCAAAGCAAGCCCAAATGATGTTAATATGATGCTGTATATGTTGTCCACAGCATCTTTATTTGCCTTTTGATAATATTTGTCATAGAGTTTGCGATCAACGTCTCGTGCAATATTTTCTTTTAACAAAGCAATTCTTATGCTTTCTTCCGCACCCGTGATTCGTTGTTCTACGGCTTTGTTTCCTTTTTTTGCTTCTCTTTCAGCCCGTCTCCTTTGTGCTCGTGTCATAAAGCCTCCTTCTAGGTAGTGGACTATTTTAATGTATTAAAGCTCATTATAATTTAAAATAGTCTATAAAACTGTGCTTTGCTTATATATTTAGTTCTGGCAAATACTCTGGTTGCTCGGATGCAATTGAAACCTTCCCCTGCAACTTCTGACATTCTTTTTGCTTCGCAATCTCTGCGGAGTATGATCTTAAAAAATTGCTGTGGATAACTGTCTCAAACTGAGTTGCTTGTCCCTTCGCCCATTCTTCCAGATTCCTTGCGTTTCCAACTGTTGACTTGATAATTGGTGGAAGCTTGGCAAACTCGTCATCAGCATGATATGTGCTGTTTCTGACGGCTATTCGAACCAAAGACCACGCTTCCAACGGCGTAGGCGTGTCTGCTTGGCTTAAAGCGACTAACTTTTCGTTAATTTGACCGATTGACGGCGGAAAGCCTGTGTTTTCTGAAAGTATGTATGCTTTGAGTGCTGCACTAACCTGTTCATAAGTATAGCCAGATAGCATATTTGCCCATGTAGTGGCAGTAAGCTCTATATCTGCAATTTTGTAGTTTGGATATGATACAGTCATTACCGCCATTAACTTTTTAGCCTCGTTTTTAGTCATCCGTAATACTTCCTAAAATTGCATCGAGTTGTGAACGCTGCGGATTTTGTTTGCCCTTGAAGCTATAGCTAGCATCATGCAGTGGGAAAAGTCCTACCCAGCAGTTATCAACAGACTGGTTTAAAATCTTGATCATAAGCTCGATGTCTCCACCAGATAGATTCTCCAACTTGACTATTGCTCTCTTCAAGGCATTTGCGGTTAGGGGCTTTTTAATCTTTACTCTCATAGAAACAAAATCGTTAAATGCTTCATTCAGGCATTCATCATCGAAGTATTTTTTTGATGATACGTTCTTGTTTCCTGTGTTCATTAGCTCATTTAAGTCATCATACAAAGAAACTATCAGGGTGACTGCATCACCCATGCCATTAGATGTTAGCAAGCTCACAACGTTTTTTACTCTAGGTTCATAGCCCTTGCTTTTGATTTGAGCTATCAGCTCTTTTTTTGTCATTTTTACCACCTTCCTTTCTTTCTTCTGCCGTTTATTCATGGTTCTCCTCTGGTAAATCAACCAAGCTGTTGGCTTCCTGACCTTTTATGTAAAACATTTCCTCACCTCCTGCATCTAACCGTCAAATCGCGTTAGAAAGTCTATGTGCGCCCACAATTCTAAGCAGTTTGACAGCTTTTTCAAAATCTGGGGCATATCCATAATCTCTGAGAAGGACTGCACAATCTGTAAACTGATTATTGAACATCATGCATGTTTCATGATATGCGCTCTTCTTTACTTCACTCTCTGGGTCATTCATGTATTCTCCAAACAGGTGTGCACCCTTTGCTGCAAGCTCATCAAGCTTATCAAGCTCGGTTTTTAGCCTGTTTTCTGTCTCTTTGCTCATTTCCCCTCCATACACTAGAATTATTTAAAATGGTTCTTGTTTTTTTATCGTTTACAATCTCTCGTTTTAGAGTCTCAATATACTTCAACTGGTTTTTATTGCGCTCATTGACAGCCTCATAGTTGCTTTCTAAGACTCTGATAAGGTGAATTAGTTCTTCTTTTCTCATACCTTTTAGAGTACTGTCTGACAGCGGCTTATGAGCGACTGTAAAGCCACCGCATTCTGAAATATTCAGCATAATTTTTTATATCCTCCTCACTGTCATGCCGTTAGGTCAGCATTTTTTTAAAGTCCCAGTGTTTTCTTTAACTGGTCACGGTAATTTACAATCATGCTTTTTGCTGTGTAGGTGTCTATGTTGATTAAGTCAGCAATTAGTTTCGCAACTTCGCTATACTGCTTGTATTCCTCGTTGTAAGCTTCTCCCCATGCCTTATCTAAATCTGTGTTTTCAGCATCTGCCTCAACTGCTTTCTCAGCTTCTAGTGTCTTAGCTTCAAGCTCTTCAAGCTTCTTGAGCTTTTCTCGAATTTCCTGCACCTCTGTAACTTCTTCTGGCTGTTTAATTGTGAATGCTTTTTGCATGATTAAAGCCTCACTTTTTCTTTCTTTTCGCAGCATCAAAAGGTTGAGATTTTGTTCTTACCATCCAGATAGCATCAAACATTAAATCAAGGATTTCTTCAACACGTTCTTTGCTGCACTTTGATTCACTTGATAGTGTTGTAAATCCCAACTGGTCCACTAGGTACACGTTGTGCACACCAGATTTCACTTGTCTTTTTACAAGCTTCTTTTCATGGTCTGGAACTTTCTTCATCTTGTATGCTGTATGATCAGCTTTCCCTTCAAGCAACTTAACGAGATCGGTTGCAAAAAACCAAGGCTCTCCATTGATTGTCTCCAATCTGAGCGAATCGGTACCACACGAGTAGGTGATATAATTGTTGTACTTCATTTCGTTTCCTTCCTATTCTGTGCTTAGTTGATAGTTACTAGGTCTGCGCAAACCCAATTTCCCTCCGCAGGGGTCGAACCTGCAAGCCGTTAGGCTACTGTGAGGGATAGTGTTTTATCTTACTTTGCAACTCGAAGTTGCAATCAATTTTAGGACTTCAATGAGGTGCTTCTGTGTATCAAAATAAGTCGAATAAATTGTAATGTCGCAGTGGTGAAGCCCATCCCTATAAAAGTAAAAAGCTGTCATTTTTTCGTCATAAATAATCGCAATCTTGATTGTTAAATCTCTGAATTTCGAATGAATTTCATAAGCGTCATAAGGGGGAAGACCTTTTTCTATTACTGTAGTTATTCCTGCCTTTGAAAAAGATTTTTGAATCTTCCTAATAAATTTTTCAAGGTTTTTAATCTTCATATCACCTTTTCCTTTTCTTATTCATTATTTTGAGTCTCAAATGCCAGATAACACATGATTCCACAATCCTGCATTATTTCATCACTCATTCTTCCTCTGTTCGGGTCTAATTCGTCAAGAAATACACCATTGATACAACTGTGTCCAATGTCTCGCTCAAGCTTCGCACGTGCTGCGAACACCTCTGGGAAGTCTTTTCTAATCTTGTTCCAATAGCCCATGCCGCCTTTTACACAGCCAATACAGTTGTTGTTATTGTAGCCCATATCGTACATTACAGGGCGCTTTATACCCAAACGATCAGCAAAAGCATAGCAATCTTGCTTAGACATTTTCTCCCTAATAAGCGGAAATTTATGCTTAAATTCAGGAAAATTTTGTACCATTTGCCTAGCTCTATGTTTTTCGTTCAAGTCCATTCCCCATACATACGTTAATTGGTATTGTAAGTGCTCATTTTCCCACTTTTTACGAACTGCTTTCTTTAACATTCCTGTACAAGGTGCTCCTTGCTTAGAATTTATAAACCTGAATTTTCTGGCTACATCTTCCACACAGTTAAACTC